CCCAGCATAATGAGACTTATGGATGTAATGAGCCACCACTTCATCCAGTGTGTAAGGCTTTCGCCCTCCAGACGTGTCACCCGCAACACTGAGCGTTGCAGAAAACGCGTCCCCGTAAGACCGGGCATCCCACGATCGTCCTGTTCCGTTACGATGTTGACTTCCAGCTGGCTTGCCGGATACGGAAGCTCGCCTGTCTGGAGGTGCGCCGAAGCGCACCCTGCTCTAGTAAATCAAAGGAAGAGCACCCAAAGCCAGTCCTTTTACAGGCAAAGGATCTTCCCCTGACTCAGCTAGAACAGCAGCGTAATATCTCAGCTGTCCCGGAAGGTCAACTACTCCGACATCGATCTCATGACCATCAATTTCGTCCAAACAACGCGTCATTGACGCAAAGGACTCTTCTGCCGGATAAGCTCGAGTGAAAATGTCCCAAGACTCCCACGCATCAGTCAGATACGAAAAGAATCTCAAGGCTGACTCAGCGTCCGTTCGCCGTTTATGGCGTTCTGGATACAGCTGTCGCTGCAATATTTCCTTCTTAGGACGATGAGGCCACCCGTGACTCCAGTAATGGCCTAGGAAATGGACTTGGTCGAATGGACCACGCCCTTCAAGGTGAGTGTCAGTTACGGCACTCTTCTCAACACTCAATGTGAATCCTAGCTCGGCCGCATAACCAGCTAGCTTCCCAAGATCATACTCAGCGTTCGATGCAAATATGCAGTCGTCGCCCTGAATTAGCACTCTATCCGGTTTGAGCGCAGCTCCAGTGAGCCTAATCAGCACATAGTTCATCAAAAGTAGGTTTAGTACGCTACCCACGAGACTCGTGAATGCGGACCCGCTTGGGATTCCCCGATGCTTTTGGAAGATTGATCCATCTGGTGTGAGAAGTCTTGAATGAATGAAATCGCTGACGAACCTTTCCTACATGTCACGTGCTTCTTCGTCAAGGTCAAGATGCGTTCGCAGCATACGAAACACATCATCTACCATAAACGCAGGAGCAGAAGCGTCAAACCCTGACCAATCCAGGGAATAGACGTATCGGAACCTAGACGTTAGCTCTGAGATTAGAGCTCCCTTCTCAACTGATCTGAGACCAATCGCGAATGGGCGCCTTCTCTCCAGATTCTGACTGACTCTCTTGGAGAACGCCGTACCCACAATGCTCGTATTGAGCGACGCCATCCATACAAGGCGAGTCTTTGGACCAGCCTTCCCAGGCTGTACCCTACGACCAGACTGAAAGAGGTCGAGACCCCTATCCCCAGCCCAAATTCGTTTGGAAGCCCGAAGAGCTTTGTCAAGGACGTTAACGTTCCGCGTGAAGTAAGGAACCCCAGCATAATGAGACTTATGGATGTAATGAGCCACCACTTCATCCAGTGTGTAAGGCTTTCGCCCTCCAGACGTGTCACCCGCAACACTGAGCGTTGCAGAAAACGCGTCCCCGTAAGACCGGGCATCCCACGATCGTCCTGTTCCGTTACGATGTTGACTTCCAGCTGGCTTGCCGGATACGGAAGCTCGCCTGTCTTCAGAGCCAACGCCTTCTGTAGAAGGTCGTAGCACGTCGGACAATGATGACGATGATGATCGTACTCTTGGGGCTGTTCCACTGGTGCTCTCCAGGGAACTTCCTGTACTTGGGTGTCTGGCTGACCGTCTGCAACAGCAGGCGCCCAGACCGGACGTGGTGAACTCGTATTCGGTGGAAGGAAATTCGGGATTAACGGCGTGGATGGGACACCCGTACTTCGCAAGTCCCTTCGCCACCCATTCAGGTTCTGTGACACTCCTGTTATCCCTCCATTTCACGAGCCCAGCAGTCTGATCACCTAGTCGCCGTTCTATACCTCTATCTATAGACGCCTCTGTGACCTGTTGGCTGAGATTACGCAATGCCCGTTTCCAGTTTGGATTCGAACTGCGATACTGACCGAGATAGGTAATCCCGGCTCGCGCGCGCAAATCTTCGTATTCCATACGCGCTCCCTTCAGAATTGGAC